GTCATAATGACAATTTAAAGGAGACATAACATGGGATTTCAAGTCAGCCCTGGTGTAAATGTAACCGAGATCGATCTTACCACGGTCGTACCTGCTGTCTCAAGTACAGAAGGCGCAATCGCTGGTCCGTTCAGATGGGGTCCCGTTGAGACGAGAGTACTTGTCGATAGTGAAGTAACGCTTGCTTCTCGGTTTCAAACACCAACAAACTATAATGCAGAGACATTCTTTACTGCAGCCAACTTCTTATCGTATGGTAATAAGTTGTATGTGGCACGAACTGCTTCTGTCGATGCAAAAAACGCTGTAGGCGGTAATAGTGTTACTACAGGCGTATTAATTAAAAACGAAGCAGACTTTGAAGATGGTGTTGTTTCTGACGCGCTTTTCGCTGCAAAATATCCAGGAGTACTTGGTAACAGTCTTAAAGTAGAAGTGTGTGATAGCAGTGCAGCATTTTCTAACACTGTTTCTGTAAAGACACTTGCTTCTACAAACAGTTCGGTAGTGCTGTTTGGTACTGATTCTGTTGCTTACTTTAACATTCAGTTTACCAACGGTTCAGATGCTGCTACTGTTCTTGTTACTGCAGGTAATACAGCCACTACAAACACTGAATTGAGTGCAGCTCTTGACTATGTAACCGGCACATTAGCTGTTGGTACATTGCTTAAAGCTGGTAATGGCTCAATTGGCGAGCAGTATTTAGAAGTGTCCTCTATTGGCGCTGATGCTTATAATGAGAATCAGTATGCTTTCGACGGTACACAAGCTGTAGCTTCTGCTACAATCAATGCTGGTGCAGTTGATACAATTACTGTTGATACAGCAGGCGCGGGTTATGAAACTGCACCTACTGTAACGATCTCCGGCGGAGGTGGTACTGGTGCTACTGCAACAGCTAACGTCCATGCAAATGGTGAAGTTAACGTAATTACTGTTGATCAAGGCGGTTCGGGTTATACTACAACACCAACAGTTACGCTTTCTGCTCCAAATGCAACATATACCGGCGCAACACGTACTATTAATCTTAAGAGTAGATACACACTAGCACCTACATATTCTTCAACCACTATTTCCCAAGCTTGGAAGTATCAAAATACGGTTGACGGTGCACCTACTACTACTGCGTTTACAACTACTAAAGGCGGCTCAGGTGATGAGTTGCACGTACTTGTTATAGACGAAGATGGTGAATTGACTGGTGTACCTGGTACAGTTGTCGAGAGATTCGAAGGACTGTCAAGAGCTACTGATGCTAAGAACGAATCTGGTGAGACTATCTATTATAAAGATGTGCTCAACAACAACAGTAATTGGATCTACGTTATAAACGAAGAGTCAGCTAGCTATTCTAATACTGCTATTAACATGACTTCATTGACTGGATCAGTTGCTGGTCTGTTCGCTGAGTCACTTGCTGGCGGTGATGATGGTGCTGGTGAAACAACGATGACCTTGGCGGATTATGCTAAAGGTTATGATTTGTTCTCTGATCCAGCTGATATTGACATCTCACTTGTACTTACTGGTCGTACGACTGGTGGTACCCATGGTGAAGGCCTATTTAACTACATCATCGACAATATCTGTGAATCGAGAAAAGACTGTGTTGCTTTCGGTTCTCCAGAAAAATCCGATGTTGTTAATGAAGCTGACGCAGCTGATAAGATTGTAGAGTTTAGAAATGTTGTACGTTCTACCTCCTACGCCGTCTTAGACAGTGGGTATAAATATCAATATGATAAGTATAATGACGTATATCGTTGGGTTCCTCTTAATGGCGATATTGCAGGTCTCGTTGTCCGTACGGACGATGTTAGAGATCCTTGGTTCTCGCCTGGTGGCTTTAACCGCGGTCAAATTAAGAACGTTGTTAAACTTGCCTACAACCCACGTAAAGCGTTCAGAGACGTGCTTTACAAAGCTGGTGTCAACCCTGTTGTTACATTCCCTGGACAAGGTACTGTACTATTCGGTGATAAGACACTGCTTGCTAAACCTAGTGCATTCGATCGAATTAACGTTCGTAGATTGTTCATTGTACTTGAGAAAGCAATTTCGACTGCTTCTAAGTTTACACTGTTTGAGTTTAATGATGAATTCACAAGATCACAGTTTGTTAACTTAGTTGAACCGTTCTTGCGCGATGTACAAGGAAGAAGAGGCATTTATGACTTTAGGGTCGTATGTGACGAATCGAATAACACAGGTGAAGTCATTGACCGTAACGAGTTCATTGGTGATATTTATATTAAACCTGCTCGTTCAATCAACTTCATTCAACTTAACTTTGTTGCGGTTCGCACAGGTGTTGAGTTCTCTGAAGTTGTTGGTAAATTTTAAGTTAGGAGCAGGAGAGAAACATGGCATTTAACGTAAATGAAATTAGATCCCAGTTAGCTCTGGGTGGTGCTAGAAACTCACTCTTCCAAGTGAGATTCAATAACCCAGTCAACGGCGCGGGTGACTTGAAAGTGCCATTCTTAGTTAAGGCAACTCAGATCCCTGCATCGTCGCTTGGAACTATTGAAGTGCCATACTTCGGTAGAAAGTTTAAAATCGCTGGCGACCGTACATTCGCACCATGGAATGTTACGGTTATCAACGACGAAGATTTTCTTATCCGAAATGCACTTGAAGAGTGGAGTAATGAAATCAACAATCACGGAGAAAATCTACGTGGCTTTGGTTCAGCATCTCCTAGTTCTTATAAGCAAGATGCAACAGTCACTCAGTTTTCTAAGACTGGTGTGCCCATTCGCGAATATAAATTCGTTGGTGTGTACCCTACTGAAATCGCTGAGATTGATTTAAATTGGGAAGCAACTGATCAAATCCAAGAGTTCCAATGCGTATTCCAGTACGATTATTGGACTGTTGGCGGCGCGACCGGTACTGCCGGTACTGCCTAAATAAATGTGAATAAGAGAGGGACACGGTCGATTGATTTAACCCGTGTCCTTCTATAAACTATAGAATGAGAGATTAAGATATGGCAGAACTTTTCGGTTTTGAAATCAAACGCAAAGAGCAGGCCCGAGGTACATCGGAGCCTGTTTCTTTTGCTGCCCCTGTACCCGAAGACGGTGCATTACAAATTCAAGCTGCCACTGGCGGCTCATACGGTCAATACATTGATCTAGAAGGATCAGCCAAGAACGAAGCTGAGCTTGTTACTAGATACCGTAAGATGTCTATTCAGCCTGAAGTTGACGTGGCCATTGATGATATTGTCAATGAGGCTATTGTTAATGATCCAAGAGAAAAAGTAGTTGATGTTAACTTAGACGGTCTTGAACAGCCTGCTAGAGTTAAACGTCTTATTCAGGACGAGTTTAATAAGCTTTACAAACTGCTTTCTATGGGTGATAGCTCATACGATATTTTTAAAAAATGGTATATT